TCTATGTTTTTATTATTTAAAAATTTTATTTTAAAATTAATACTAGAGTTTTGAATTTTTTTTGTTTCTCTAAACGAATCGCCTCTATTAATACCCTTCATTTTTATTTTCATCTTTTCAGAATGTTCTGGTCTTAATTTACCTTTACTATGATAACCCTTAAAAAAATTAACGCAGTCATCAGGCCATGCAAATCTACCGTTCTTCCATATTTTTAATATGTTGTTATTTGAGTAACAATTCTTAAAATTATCAAATGTTAATACGTTATTTAAATATAAGTTTTTCAAAGCTTTGTGTTTTTGATATACATCTTTTATTATTTTATCAATATATTTAATTAATTCTGAATCAAATAACGTTATAAAATCTTTGTTATTAATTAATTCATTTATTTTTGTGTGTTTTTTTATCATATAAATTGGTCTTTTTAATAAATATTTTAATTTATTAAAAAGACCAATTTATGTTTAGGTTATTGTAATATTTTTAACATATCGTTTTCAATTAAGTCTTTAGCCATAACATACCCTCTATTAATTGTATATATTTTATGTTCTGGTGTGCATATTAGTTTTTTATTTGTTTTATCATCTATTATTTCTAAAACTTCTGCATCTTTACTAGTCATAGCTGATGCTAATAGCTGTTTGTATTCTATAATATCGTTTTCAATATTATAAGATTTAACTAATATATTCTTATTGACTTTAAATAATTCATTTAATGTTTTGATATCAACCTTATGTTCTTCATTATCTAAAATTATGTCTATTATTGAATCTTCAGATATGCATAGATTACTCATTTTAATTGGACCAATATTTGATTGCATATTTCTTTTGTTAGCGTTGTCTTTATACATAACATAAGGTCTGCCACTCTCAACTTGAGATTTAATAATAGAGTCAAATATTTCTTTAGGATTTACTTTCTTACCTATACCTAGATTAACAGCTTTTTCATACTCTTCATTAAATTCAGTACCATATAAATCATATAATGGTCTTAATCCAGCTTTTTTAATATCATTAGGACAAAATAAATACCAATCACCACCAGTTTCTAATCTCTCCATAAACAAATCATTTATTACAACAGCTGTAAATAAATCACGTGTTCTTAATTGTTCATCCCCAATTGGTAATGTTAATTCTAAGAAATCAATAATATCTTTATGCCAAACAGATAAATATAAAGCGCAACTACCAGAACGAGAACCTTGTTTATAAAATCTCATTTTTGATTGTACCATGTCAGCAAATCTAACAATACCACCAGCATTACCTTGAAAAGATTCTACAACACTTTCTTTGCTTCTTAATGGGTCAACCAATAACCCAATACCAGAACCTTCTTTAGATGCTGCTGATATCATCGTTAATGTGTTTTCTATTTCTTGAAAGCTATCCCCTTCTAAATGTGTTAAGTTACAAGAAATCATACCACCTCGTTTATCAATACCAGCATTGGTATAAATTGGTGTGGCAAAATTAATTCTTTTTAAATTAAGCTCATTTATTAAATTATTTCTTAACTCTTCATTATCACCATGTAAATGATTTGCAACCCTTTCATACATACATGATGGTAATTCAATAGGGTTTTTATTAGAATCTCTTTTAGAATATTTAGTTAAAAAAGTTGTTGCAGCAAAAAAATCATATGTTAAATCAACTGGTTTTAATTCTTTACCAATTAATTTAGATTGTCTACTTAATAAAATCCTACCACCAAGTAATGAATAATCTGGGTGTTGTATTATCTTGTCAGCCGCTTTAAACGCTATTATCTCGTCAATCTCAGTTGTTGTTATGTTATCCGTTATCAATGGTATAACCTCTTGAAATAATGAATCAGAATCAATTTTTAATCCATTTGATTGACCTTTTATTCTACTTAGAATCTTATTTGGCATAAATGCCTGTGTCGTTTTATCTCTCTTTAATATTCTCATATAATTACAAATTTACTACTTTTTTTTAAATATAACAAAGAAACAAATAACAAATAAAATATAAAAAAAAAATTATTATTTATAAAAAATCAATACTTTTTTTCTTTTAACATATTTATTATTAACAATAACAAAAATAAAAAAATAACAATTAACTAAAAAAAATAAATTACTATGGCCGATTTACTCATGAAAATGCCACTACCTTATGAACCTAAAAGAAAAAATAGGTGGCTTATTACTTTTCCAGCAGATTTAGGTATTCAACAATGGTGGTTGTCTTCAGCTTCAAGACCATCAATAACACAAAATGAAACTGAAATAGCATTTTTAAATACCTCAACTTGGGTTGTGGGTCGTTTTAATTGGGAAGCTATTGATGTTACTTTCCGTGACCCTATCGGACCTTCAGCTTCTCAAGCTATTATGGAATGGGTTCGTTTACACTCAGAATCAATTACTGGTAGACAAGGTTATGCAGTTGGTTATAAAAGACCTGTAGAATTGGAAATGCTTGACCCTACTGGTGTTGTGGTTGAAAAATGGTTACTTGATGGTACTATGTTAACTAACGTTAATTTTGGTGACCTTTCTTTTGAAGATGATGGTATTGCTGAAATTACAGCAACTTTAAGATTTGATAGAGCAATACTCCTTTTTTGATTTTTTGATTATCAACTACTTACGTATTTTTTTAATAAAAACTCTTTCAAACGAAAGAGTTTTTTTATTTTAATATAATTAAGTGTATGTCAGAATCAGAAATTATGTTATCTAGAGGTATAAATAAGATATATGATTGTGGTACTGTTAAATGGGTAATTAATTACTAAACGTGTCAAAAATTTTTCTATGGAACTCATCGTAGGTTAAATCTGGTGATATTGTTACAATAGGGTTAATTTTTATTTCTAAATTTATTGGTAGTTCTTTATTTAATATTTTTGCTGCCATATATCTATGATGACCATCTTCTATATAAAACCCTGGTTTTTTATTTTTAATTTTTAAAAATGAGACATCAATTGGTTCTGATAAGTTTATTTTTTTAGCCCATTCTTTTGGTGATAAACCGCTTTTTTCTATTTCATATACAACATTTTCCAAATCGGCTAACCATTTTAATTTTAATTCTTTTGGTTTTAAGGTTTTAATATCTTCTTCAGAAAAACCATGTGCTAATCTATCTAATAGTTCTATTGATAAACCACCACTTCTAAGTAATTGTTCTGATGTTTCATATTTTGATAATTCTTTTTTTAAATCATTAATGTATAAATCATTTTTAAATTTAAAAACATCATTATATAATGTGTTTTCAGTTATTAGTTCGTCAAAAATAACATCCCATTTGGTTAGAGGTATCCACCCATATTTTGTTTTTATTTCTAATTTATTTACTGGGATATTTTCAAATGTTATATATTCATCACCTTTATTATTTTTTATTCTGTTAGACAATTCAAAATCATCAGTTAAAATTGTTCTTAATATTACCATTCTATCTTTACCACCTTTAGACATGGCATAATATTTTGCATAATCAATATCGTTTGTGAAGCTAATTGAAGGTTTTATTTCACCAACATTATTTGTTTTAATATAACCATCTTTTTTTATATTGTTTGCAGCACCTTTACTAGTCCCATGATAAAGATAAATCTGTTCATTATTATTGGTAATTTCCCTTAATAGTTTTCTTATTAGTTGTTTCATTTATCTTTTTTTTTATTAAAATAAATCAATATAATATTTTTGGGTGAATTCTTCTATTTTAAATAGGGTTCTGTTCATATCATTTATTATTCTATCTAATTCGTTTTTTGGTATTTCTTCATTATTTTTTACCATTATTTCTTTATTATAAGATAGGGTTTCATTTAAACCTTTCATCGCAATAATAAAAACTCTAAATGTTAAATCATCCATTTCTTTTGGTTGCATTGTATGAAATTGATTTTTTATAATAAATTTATGAAACGTATTATCATTTATTTTATGTGGGTAATAAATGATTTCAGATGAGATGTTTAACTGTGGGAATTTTATTATTTCATCACCCATCATCATTGTTACGTTTTCATTATAAACTACTCTTTGTGCTTCTAATCTTTTTTCGTCTCTAGGGTGTTTAAATATATTATATTCTTTAAGAAAAGGGATTCTTTTAATTAATATATCTTTAATATTATTGTTTGATTCTAAGTTTTCTCTTAGTAATTTTTTAATTAATTTTTTCATGTTATTAATGGTCTCCGACAATAGCGTTAATTGGTTTTTTTAATTCTTCACCATTTATTTTAATTATTTTCACATTAGTACCTTTATTTAGCGCACATTCCCATTGGTCTTCACCATACCAAATAAATGAATGAAACCCATAAATCCAATCTATATCTTTTGGGTTAATAATAGCTTCTAATATATAAGGTTCACCCGTTTTCATCATTTTTATATTTGGGTGTCGCTCTCCGTATGCCCCAACGCCATTTTCATCAAATGACCAATGCTTACCTATATCTTTTATATCTAAATCTTTTATAGAATTTAATTTAATTAATCTATAAATTGTTATTTTATTACTGTTTTTTAATTCATTATATTTATCAACATATAGTTCTATTCTTTCTATATAATTATCTCTAGAGTATTCTGCTTGTATATCATTTTTATCTTCTTCATACGCATCAAAAGATTCAGCAACGTCTTCTATATTTTCATAAGCGTATTTTGTCGCTGTTTCGTAGTTAGATAAAAATGAATCATATTCATTATATTCATTTAAATTTTCTCTTAATATTTTTTTAATTAAATTTTTCACGTTACTTTTCTTTACTCATTTTATATAAATTAATTTTTTCTGATGTTCCAATAAGATTGCCGCTATCATCATAGTTAGAAATAGTTTGATAGGTATATTTAACATATTCTGAACCTTCTTTAATTAAATTTGTACAATATTTATATAATGTATTAGACTGTGTGTCATTAGTTTCTTTAATAATTTCTTCAGCTGCTCTTAACCCACCATTAGCTAAGTTTATACTAGCCTCACCAAATGTTTTAATGTCTTCTGGGTTAACAACACCATGTGACTCTCTTAATCTTATTAAATATATTATTGCTTTAGTTACCATGTTAGTATCTCTTAAATGTTCTGACCCTCTTTCTTTCATATCCATTATAAAACCTATGGCAATATTTATATGCATTTCACTTATTGGTTGATTAGTTGTACTAGCGTATGCTAATGAAGCTGAAATAATTAAAAAAACCATAACTAATATAGTTAAGTTAATAAGTTTAAATACTACAGGGTATTTTTCTCTAAAAGATAGAACTGTTTTTGATACCCAATTAATAAAAGTTTTTAATTTTTCTAATATTTTTAATCCTATTTTAGATGCGTTTAACAAAAAAGTGTTTAACACTTCTATTATCTTTTGGTTTATTTTTTCAGATATATTTGAAAATATATTTTCATTAATTGTTAAATTTAATTCTTTAATATATTCTTTTTCACTTATTTTATTTTCAATAAAATTTTTTGTTAATTTATGTTCTATTAAGAATTCTTTATTAAACTCAATTTTAGTGTGATTTTGTTGTTCTTCTAATAAGTTCTTAAACTTATTCATAAACATTCTCATTTCTTTGCTCATAATATATTAATTTTTATATAAATATATTAACAATAAAAAAACCCACTTTAAAGTGGGTTTATATTTTTAGAATTCTTCATCAAAAATACCATCCATTGTTTTTGGTATTTCAATTCTTGTGTATTCACCTTCTCTTTTTTCAAAGAAATTATTTTTTGTTGATAGACCTATTCTTGACATAAAATCAAGTGGATTTGAGACCATAAATTCTCTTTCGCAACCAAAGTCATTTAAAACGATATCTGTAACATATTGTATATATTTTAACATATCATTTTTTGTCAGACCTTGAAGACCATCTGGCATACTTTCTTCAACAAATGTTTTTTCTACATCATAGCAACCAAGAATTATATTTCTAATTTCTGTTTTATTTAGCTTATATTCTTCTTTTAGATAGTTTTTATATAAGTTTAATGCGAACTCGTAATGAAATGTTTCATCTCTTAATATAAGTTCATTCATAGCTGCTAAACCTTGCATTTTATTTCTACTTCTAAACCAGAACACACCAGAGAACACACTAGCAAATGAAATACCTTCAACACAAGCAAAAGCTAATAATCTATGTGGAAATGATGGGTGTTGTATCCATTTTTCAGCCCATTCAGCTTTTTTAAATACAGCTTTGTTTGTTTCCATCGCATTAAATAAATCTTCTTTTTCTTGTAGATTTTTTATGTAGGTATCGATTAATAATGAATAACCATTTGCATGAACTTGTTCAATAAATGTTTGGTGTCCATAAAAATATTGTGCCTCTAACAATTCAACTTCATTTAAAAAGTTTGTTGCTAAGTTATCAATAACGAGACCATCAGATACAGCAAAGAAAGCTAAGATGTTTTTAAGATATGTTTTTTCATTATCTTTTAGTTCATCGAATTTATCTTTACTCAAATCAGTTTCTTCAGCAACCCATGTTTGGGATTCTGCTTTTTTATACATTTGCCATAAATCATTGTGTATGATTGGGAAAATGGAATATCTTTTTTTAATTGTTGAATCTTTCAGGTACATATGTTTTTAATTTTCTTCTGTTGTTATGTTTAATAAATTCTTTCTATTATTAAATATCTCGGCAACTCTTTGTTGGTTCTCTTTTTGTGTATTATTTTTTATTTCTGTTCTTGTTACACCAAAAGTAGTATTATCCATAGATACTGCTATTCTTGAGTTATCGAATTCAACATCTTCAAATACCATTCCATCTTTACCAAATCTTGATTTAAGGATTGTTATTGTTGCTTTATGTGTTTCTCTTTGTGGTAATGATTTACCTACAGACATTATAAAGTGAGCTACTTGACCTTTTTTGATTGACCCACCCATTTTATCTGCTTCAACAATCTCTGAATTTAAGCTTTGTCTATTCCCTTGAACAGCTGTCCAACCTGCCATATCAAAATCAGATAATATCGTCTCAAATTGTCTCATTACAGCACCTTCACTTGTAAAGACATCTGTATATTCCTTTGAAGGGCTAACGCAGTCTATATAGTCTAATAATACGATATCTGGTCTAAAACCTTCTGATATTTTCTTTTCAATGTGTTTTCTAATCATTGGCATTGTTATACCATCGCTAGGAAGTTTTAACAAAACCAATCTACCACCATTTTTTTTCATTTCTTCAGTTTTATTGAAGACTTCTTCTTTATGGTTATGTAGTTCATTTAATTCAATACCAGTCCAACATGCCAAATGTTTTCTCTGAATTATTTTTGTTTTATCTTCAAAAAATATTTGTAATACCTTATAACCATCATTATATGCTGTGTTAGCCATTTTGGTGATTAGAGTTGTTTTTCCGACCCCAAATGGGGCCAATATAAGCCCCAATTCACCTTTTGATAGTCCACCATTCATTATCTCATCAAGCTTCGTTATACCTGTTCTAATTGGCTTTCTGAAGTCATCTGATAAAGCTTCTGTTATATTATGTAGAATATCTACACCATCATTTTCTGTATTACCATAACTTATAGCTGTTTTAAGAATTTCTAGACACTCATCATACTTTTCATGTTGATGTTTTGAGATTATCTTTTGTATTTGCTGTACGGCTTTATTAATTTCTTGTTGTTTAAAAAACTTTTTAGAAACATCTTGAATATAAAGCGCATCATGCACAACCAATTCTTTAATTTTGGCTATGGTTTTAATTAGATAATTTTTCTTTAATTCTTTTAAATCTAATTCAGCTGCTCTTATTAATAAGCTATCAAAATCTGGTACAACATTATAATCTTTTTTACTTTGTTTTATTAAAGAGATTATTAATTTACTTTCATCGTTACTAAAATAATTTGGGTTAACAATATCTATAATGTTATTACCAAACTTTTGGTCTACGATTATTTGATTAATAAGTTTCTCTTCATATTTAACACCTAAGTAATCTAAAGTTGCTTCTTTATTTATACTATCATTCATTTATATTTAAATTATTTGTTATAAATATTAAATGCTAATATTAAGATACGTCTTGGTATAGTTTTTTTTGCTTAGTTTACTTCTAATCTCAGAGATAATATCTGGGATGATTTCTTTAATATCAACAGCGTATCTAAATTTTTGGTGGAATGATGTTCCAGAAAAAATAGATTTAGCAACTGTTTTTCTATCTATTTTAATTTCAAAACTGAAATTATCTTCTTTATCTGAAGGTTGTTTAACAGCCTGTTCAGATTGATTCATAAAATAATGAGAGTTGGCCAACATAAATTCGATTGTTTTATTCTTAAGATATGTTGGGATAATACCCATACTCCCATATTGACCATTATTCATACCACAAATATTATCCATTAATTCTTTAATCTCATAAGACTTTACTGAATTAGGATTAAAGTTATTTATTGGAAAATAACGTTGACAAATAATGTTGTCATTGATGTAGAGTACGAACTCAAATCTTTCTTGTTCAATTTTTTTTGCTTCTTCTTTTTTCATTTTATTTATTTATTTAAATTTAATTCATATTACAATCACGATTCGCTAATTTTTTAAATGGTATTAGAAAATCGTCATATCTTGATGCACCCATTGCTTTATCTAATCCATCTCTTTTCATCAAACCCAATATTGTTTTAAGTGAAAAATCAGTATAATCAAAGTTACCGTTTATTAGTTCATTTAATTCATCCATGGCTTTTTCAGTAATCATAGGTTTTTTTAAATTAACCAATCTTTCATTTATCTCGTAAATGTTTTCTTTTTGAACCCCATCAGTAACTTTATTTATTATATTATTTAATACTTTAAGTGGTTTTTTCTTTTCAGATAAACGTTGGTTTTGTCTAGCGTTAGCCAATTCAATTACTTCATCAATAGTTAATTTTCTTTCATTCAACTCAGGGATTAATTTTAATAATGTTTTTTCACGCAATCCTTTAATACCTTTTATCGTATCACTATTATCTCCAAGTATTGTTTTCAATAACATTGCGTTTTCTTGTATATAACAAAAATACGAAGAATAATTACTAATTTCAACATATTGTCTTAAATCAAGAAAATAAATTTTTATATCATTGGAAATCAGCTGTAAAAAATCTCTGTCTGTTGATGCTATGGTGATAGTTTCATTTTCTTTTTTGTTTAGACAATAATAACCTATAAAATCATCACTTTCTACGATTTCATCTGTTAATTGTCTAACGTTTAATGCATTTAGATAATCCCATATCTTTTTTCTTTGTTCTAGTTCAGCTAAGTCTATTGGGTGTGTACCATTTTCATAGTCTTTACCTCTAGAACTTTTGTATGGTTTATATATTTCATATCTTAACTTACCGCTAAGTTTACCGTCCCAAAAAACAAATACTTTATGGTATAAATCTTCATTCAATAATTTTCTCATAATAACTAAAAATGAGTATAACCCACCGATGTGTTCACCGTTTGTGTTATACTCATTCTTAGCACCAAGATATGAGAATTTAAATAAAGCATTACCATCTATAAGTAATGTATTTGTTTTTTTTATTTTATTTTCTCCGTTTTTTGGTGGTCTTCTATTCACAATTACGCTTTGAAATCGTTATCGCTTAAATTACTTTCTTCTTTTTCGATGATAAAGTCATCATATTCAGTATTTAAACGGGTTTTAATATACTCTTTATGAATTTCTTTATATTCGTTTAATCTATCTGGGTTCCAATAACCATGTGGTGTTGATGCTAATCTACCTTTTTGCTCAATACCGTTAACTTGGTTTTTTTCACATCTAATTTTAGTTTCAACACCAAACTGATATTCTTCACCATTTAGTGTTGCTTTTAATTTTTCTGTTGAATGTGTTAAAATACCGCCAAAATGGAAAATTAATCTTGGGGAATAGAAAAACGCTTCACCGCCTTTATGTTTAATGACTTTATTTTCATTATCTAACCATATTTGTTGAACTACAGCAAATGTAGCAGTATACTCTGAAGTTTCACGTCTTGTTGATGGTATTCTATAGTTAATTAAACTTTTAAAAGAATTAGCTAACGCACCTGCTGTCCACTGATTATTGCTTGTTTTTGATGTTGCAGATTTAAAACAATTAACGCTACCAACAGAATCCCATAAGAAACAAACATTTTTTTGTAAGCTACCATTTTTTTGTGCATCCAATATAGAATGCATATGTAAAGCAATATCTTCAACAACTGGTTCATCTCTTAATGGTTTTGTACCCATTTTACTATGTTGGTGGTCGTAATTTGCGTACATAGTTACTAAATCATAACCAGAAATGTAAATAAAATCACCAACATATTTTTCTTTATTTGTTTCTTCATCATAAACAATACTATAATCAATACCAATATTTCTAGCGTGTTCCCAATTAAAATTAGTTTCTGTATCATATATAATCGGTAAAATACCTAATTTTTGACAGCCAACTATCGTTTCAATTATAGCTGTTGATTTACCAGTGTTTGAATATCCTCTAAATGATGTGAAATACCCAATAGGGATACCTGGAACTTTAACAGCTTCATGAAATGCTTCAGACATTGGAATCCATGCTAATTCTTTTTCTTTTACATTAAAATCAAGACCCATTTGTTTTTTAAATGCTTCTAAATCAAATTCTTTTTTTTCAATTTCTTTTTGTGGTTTTTTTGCCATATATCTATTTTTATTTATTTACTTTATTTATTTTTTTAATAAAAAGGGATAGTTTTAACTACCCCTTTTTATTTTGTTAAACATTTTTTATATTAAAATGGAAGGTCATCATCTTCATCTTCTTCTTCAGAAGGTTCTTCAATTTTTGTTGATGGTTTTGATTTACTTGCCAACATGTTAGATTTAACTGTTTCCAAACTTGTATTGATTTCTCCATTTAATTCAACTGATTCTTCTTCAGTGGAAGTCAACGAATCTTTATCAACATATTTGTTTTGGTTAGAATCCCAAGCTGGTGTACCACCTTTTACAATGATTTCAAGATAATCATAATTCTTAACAGCATACACATCTTCCCATGTTCTGGTATCTGACAACCAAAGTTCAGCTTCTGCTGAATCTTCGCTCAATGGTGATGGGTCGCCAGCTGCAATTGCGGATACAACGATAGCGTTATTTTGGTTTCTATTAATAGTTACCACAAGGTCTCTACCATTTTCAACGTCTGTAATATCTTTATTCTTTTTAAGTGCATTCATAGCACCAATGATTTTATCATAGATACCTTCTTTTCTATAATCATGATTAAATCTCCAGAACTTAACACCATCTTGTTCGTTATCTCTATCGATAACTTTAACAACATACATAAGTCTTGCTTTATAGTTTTTAGAAAGTTCTTTGTCTGTTTCTGTACCTGTTTCTAATAAGGCTTCACGTGCTTCACAAAAAGGGCAAGGTTCTTCTCTTTCGTGTTTTAAGCAAGCAAATGTTTTCCATTCTCCATTAACTTGGATTTTATGACCCCAAACTTCAGTAAATGGTGAACCATTTTCAGATGGTAAAACCCTAATAGTTTTTGTTGCTGACTTAACACCTTCTTTAATGTAAGTAGAGAAATAGTTTTTTAAGTCATAAACTTTCTCACTTTTCTTTTCGTACAGTGGTTTACTGTTTTTTTCGTACTGTGCCAGAATTGCTTCTAAGCTGTTTTCACTTGTTTTACTCATTTTTAATATATTTAAAATTTAACGTTATTTACTAACCTATATTTACAAATATACTAAATTAAAACACGTTTATCAAGTATTTTAAATATTTTTTTTAAATATCTTCTTCTTCGTATGAATTATCGTCAACACTAAACGATTGTCTTATGTTGTTGTCGCTATAATCATAATTAATATCATCAGTAGTTAATGTATATTCTTTATTAGTGTCACTAGTGACTTCATAACCATCGTGTTTTTGACCCCAAAAATCAGTTAATTTTTGATTATATGGGAAAGAGCTTAAAGACCTTAATTCTAATTTTTCAACTGGTGTTGGGTTTCTTTTAACCATTTCTCTTTCTAAGTCATCGATTTTATTGGTTATGTTATCCATTTTTGCCAATCTACTTTCCAAATCAGCCAATTTACTTATTAAGGTTTCAGTATTTCTTGTTGCTTCTTCTGCTGACCTTTTAGCTTCTTCAGAGCCTTTAACTAATTCTGTGACATCTATTTCAACATCTTCTTCTCCACCACCCATGTCAGCAGGTTGTTCCATACCCATATCAGCACCCATATCACCAGCCATATCAGTAGGTTGTTCTGTTCCCATATCAGCACCAGCATCAATAGGTTGTTCTGGAGTTTCTTCAGCACCAGTGTCAGCAGGTTGTTCTGGAGTTGCTTCAGCACCTGGTTCTGGTTCTTCGTCTTGTTCTGATAATGAGCCTAATATAACATCTTTTTCATCTTTTTCTTCATTATAAAAGTCATATTCTAATAATAACTTAAATCTTTTAAGTTCTTCGTTTAATAGTTGTTTGTTAATATTTTTTTTCATATCAAATCAATAGTTGTCTACCATCTTCAGTAATTATTTTTTTATTAATTCTTTCTACGATGCTTTTATCACCTTTAATAACGCATACGCCAGAGGAACAGTCTAAATTAGGGTCTTGATTGTTTTCATCAATCATTAAATCAAGAGCTTTGTTTAAATCTTTTTTGTTGTTCTGATTATTAGTATTATTTTCCATAATATAAATTTATTATACTAATAAATATTATGTTTTATAAAAAAAGTTTAATTTATCTTCTACTTTATTAAAAATGAAATATAAAAATGGTATATATTTTACATTATTGTTAATATATTCTATATATTGTTTATATTGTGAAATAATATCATTACCTATTAAGTAGGTATTACTAATATTTTTTATTTTTTGTTTTATTTTATTTATATTTATACCTATGTATTTTAATAGATTTAAATCAACACCGAATATTAAGTTATCTGAATATATATAAATCATATTATTTTTTTCATATGATATAATATTATTTAGTGAATATATTTTATTGATTATCTTTTTAATTGTTTTTTTATTTTGTTGTATTGGGTCTATAATGATATATTTAACATTTGTTATTAATTCGTTATATAACTTATGTTGAAACCAATTCAAATCGTCTTGGAATTTATCTCTATCTTCTGTTTTTTTAACTGTCCAATATAAATTAGGTTTGATTTCTCTGTTTAATATATCAAAGTCTTTAAACAATTTTTTTGTTAAATCATATCCAACAATAAGTGTTGGTAGGTTATCTATTATGTCATCTATTGATGAAACAATATTAAATTGTTCAGGTAATGAAATATTCGAAGTAGAAACTATATTTGCTATTTTCATACTACAAATATACTATTTTTATTAATTATATTTGTAATAAGCTTGTTTATATAATAATAATGTTTTATCAGGTTTAAATTTATTTAAAGAAGTCCAAGTAGTTTTTAATTTATTGCTTACTTCAGTCATTTCAGCTTCATTAGTAATGTTAAAATCAAAATTTTGACCTAATATTCTTTTAATTAATTTTAACGCTGCATTATCTTGATTTACTTTAGTCATAGGTGCGTTTATTTTATTATTCATTTCTTCCCAAGTTGACCCAATAAATTGATACCTACCAGCGGCTGTAGTGAATAATGTTTTATCTTTGTTTATAGCGACTTTCCATTTTTCTTTACCATGTATAATTGTTGTATCTTCAGTCCAATTATTTATTACTCTTAACTCACTGGGTTTTGCTGAATATAAAACATCGTAACCATTTTTACTTTTACCATATGTTCCCTCACAATAAGACAATAAATCTAAGAAAGCTTTTTCGTAATTTGTCATAAAATTTTATATTTTTATTTGTTTATCTCCAATACTTGGTAATGTTTGTGCTGGTAAAATTGCTATATCACCAATTACTTCTGGTTTTTTTCTACCTAAAGGTAAACAAGTATCAACATTTACTACTTCACCACTAAAAAATTCAAAACCTTGTTGTTGTCCTCGTCTTATCTCAAAATGTAAATGCGCACCACTTGATTCTCCTTCCATAGGTAGTTTTAAATCACCACCTAAATATGATGGATTATTATCATCACCACCACTTTTTGCTATTATTTGATTTTTAATAACATTTATACCTGGATTCCAATATTTACTTAAAATTTTTGTTTTTAAATCTTGTGTTAAATTATTATTTGATACATTAGCAACTATATTTGATTCTATATCTGATAAATGACCATATAATGATTTATAATAAAAACCATCACTTAATAAACCATGGTTTATAATTAAATAAAGACCATACCCTGAACCAGACCCTTGATATGCTATTTTCTCTATTGTACCATTATAGATAGCATACAAATCGGAACCCTTTTTAGCTGGTATATCAATACCTTTATGTACATCACCTTTTTCATGAAATAAATTAACACCTCTACCTAAGCGTATATAACTTCTTATAGGGTCATCGAACCCTAAATCTTTTTCTGGTATTGCACCAGATTCACCTGCACTGCTATTACTTATAAACTCACTTGGTGTACTATAACCTAACGCTTTACTTATATTTACAAATAAAGATTGTCTATCAACTAGAGGTAATTGAGAATATTTAATTCTTTGACCAGTAAATGATGTTGTCATGTAATTAGGTTTTATATTATGTGATACATTTGTTATTAAATAAGCACCATGAAACATTGGTATATTATTTAATTGAAAATACATCATTGGTTGTATCATAGGGTTACCTAACATGCTTACTTTTGCGGAATAACTTCTAACATTATATACGTTATATAAATTTTGTCCAATAAATGTTCTATTATTTTCAGATTTATTATCGACCAAATCTGAAGTAGTTCTAAGTGATTCATCAGTTTCTTTAAATTCGCTTTGGTCTAATTCAATATCTGTAAATATACTTTGATTTTGTTGGCTATAATTAACTTTAAAAACAGCTAAACCATTTTCAGTTCCAGTGTTATCAAAATCTGATGGTATAGTACTATTATTTGATGGACATATAAAATCAAAACCATCATTTTTTAAATTAGCCGAATCACTTAAATCTAACGCTCTAGACTTTTCTCCAGAATAAATACAAATAAATGTTGGTCCACATGTTGGTGTTTTATCATACCAATCTGGAAACGTTTTAAAAACCGATTTTAATTCTTCTTCATCACGATAATTTATAAATGTTGGTAATGGTATAAAATCAAAATTATTATCAGTTAATAACTTAGCATAAAAATTATAAAAACTTATATTAGGGTTTGTGTTTATAGTGTTTGGTATTTCAGAAGGGTTTATATAAAAAACATCACCAATATCTCTAAAACTTCTAGAAACAAATCTAAAACTATCTAATAATGTCGCACCATTAGTTTTATTAAATGATGCATAATCACCAGTACATTTATAAATTATTTTATTTTCATCTTCAGAACTTGTAACCCATTTATCATTTATGTTTTTACAAAATTTATATAAATTTAACTTAATTATATTTAAATCAGCCGTACCAAAAGTTTTTTGTAGTGCTTGTTTATCTTCATTAGCTAATTCTTCTTTTTTTACATTTAATAAATCATATATTGTTTTTATATATAATTCTAAATTTTCTTTTTTAGATGTTATTTCAGAATATCTAGTATTAGCTAATTTTGGGTCTAACCATATTTTATAACTAGTGTTAGCAATAACAACTTCTTCCTTTAACCCATCAATAATAAGAGTTACTGGTGTTGTTTCTCCATTAATAATTGTATTATATTTACCTTTTAATTCTAGTTCTATAAAATATTTAGTATTTTGTTCTACATTATTAATTATAATATTGTTATAATATGTTAGATTGAATGTTTTTTCTAATGTTGTTTTGCTAACATTTGTTAGTGTTGTTAACAAATCTACTTTTGATTTAAACGTTACCACATCACCATTATGTATTTCTAATTTTGTTTTAAAATCTTGCCAATCGTTATTAACAAAATCAAAAAAAATTTTTTTAAATTCTTCTTTAACTTGAGCTGGTAATGATTCTAATATTTCATCATAATCTTTTTTAAATGTTATGTTTGAAATTAATGGAACAAATTTATTGAGTACTATAATACTAAATAAATCGTTTCTATTAGGTGTCCAAACATCACCTTGACTAAATAACTCTGACCAATTTATTGGGTCTATACTACCAGAACCACCACCAACTATTCTTAGATTATTGTCTAAAGTATAAAGTGATTTATCATTTCTCCAAATTAAACCACCTATAAAAGCACACCAAAGTTTTGGTACATGTATAAAAGAAGCTTTTTTATTAAAAAGATTTAAAACTTCGGTTGTGAATATATTTATTGTGTCTTGAAAAACACCTTCTTTATAATAAGTGAAAGGTAATGTATTTAAAAATAATAATGCCTTGCTATAATTACCAACTATTTTTCTATATGGTGTTGTGTCTTCTTGTGAATAATAAAAAGAAGAACCAAATAAACTAAAACCATAATAATTAGAAAAAGCGTTTATAAACAAACTAATAGGATTATTTACACGTACACCATCTTCACCTCTAAAAATTTGTTTTACAAAAGGATATGTTATATCAGTTTCATTTTCAATTAAAAAGTTCCTTATTTTACCAAATGATTTATCATCTTTATACATTGGTGTGTTTTGTTTTGCAGTTACTATATCAGAATAATCAGTTACTATTGGTATAACATTATTACTTAAATCATAAGGACTTTTATCATCATTAGTTCTAGGTTTACAAATTGAGTTAAAACTATTTGAATGATAAAACATATATTTTAAATCTGATTCACCCAAATTTTCATCATCAAAATTCATTTTAACAAATTCTTGAATACCATAACTACCACCAAAAGAATTAAGTCCAGCACTATTTGCACTTGAATCTTTTAACCCAGATAAAGAAATAACATTATCAGTTGGAACTTCATATTTTAATTCTTTTAAATTTGCTTGATTATAAAAATCATCTAAATTAAATATCTTAATATAAACACCACCATTTAAACCTTTTAATAAACTATTTTCAGCACTATAATTAGTTAAAAAAACGCTAGTTTCTGATTTAACATTTAAATCTTTTATTATTTCACTGCTTTGTTTTTTTGGTGATGGCCATTTTGTAAATGAAGTTGTTTCATTAGGGTTAAAATCATTTTGTATTGGTAATACTTTATATGGTGAATCATTTGCATCACGATATTGTATAAAATCATATTTATAATTTTGACCGTCATCAACAATAATAGGTTTATTAAAACCAAATGTACCTTTTGTATTTGTTATAAATGTATTAGGGGTTGCTAAATCATTTATTAATGCTATAATCAATTGTTTATCTTGGATTTCACTTAACAAACTAGCCTCAGCTTCAGCCATTTTTGTTATTTCATCATTTGTTAAATTAGTTTCATTGTTACTATAACCTAAAAAAGTTATAGCTCGCATTAAAAGTAATGTTTTTAATGAAGCAAAATCATTTGATTGTGTGTCCAATCTAGAATAAGGTGTTTTATCAACACCAAATAATATAGTGTCAGCTGGATTAACAGGTATCCAATTTTTTTCTAAATTAGAAGTTGCTATTTCTTCAAGCCTTTTTTGTTTCTCTCTCTCTATAAACGCTTGTAATAAATTTTCAACAAATAATAACTCATCTATTTTACTTTCATTATTACCTTTTATGTTTTGAGCTGACCCTAAATATTTTTCAACATATGAATCACCTTGGTTAGTACCTTTTTCAAAATAAGAAGGCCAAGGATAATAATTATTATTTTTATTATCGTTGTTACTATAATCATTTTTGTAGTAATCACTAGAAAAAGTTTCTTTTAATATATTTTTTCTTTCTTGGTTTTTTTCAGCACTAACTGAAACTTTAAAAATAACTTTTAAAAAAGTTTCAATAGCTTTAGTGAAAATTGATGTAACATATTTTATAGTAGGTGTAAAATTTGAATTACTTGCTAAGTTTTCTATTTGTTGATTAAACTCTATCGTATTTTTATCTTTAGCTAAATTTATTTCTGATGTTATTTCATTTAAAGCACTTATTGCTACTCTTGTATCAATATAAAAAAATTCTTGAGTGTCTGTTAATGTTGATTTATTTTTAATTAAATCAATAAGTTCTTGTTTTTTTACTTCTATTGATGAACTAGTAATAGGACCAAAACTTATAGCACCATTTTTAATATCGTTTATCGTTATTTTTTTACTAAATTCTAAGGATAAAAGATTTTCATTTAATTTTATTGTGTTATCGGTATTAAAAGTATTTATTAAATCTTTAATTGAGTTATTATATATATCTATTTGTGTTTTATCATCATTACCAGATAATATTATTTTATAAAAATCCAATAAATCGTTGGTGTTATTAGGTTTTTTATCTTCAACAACAAAAGGTCCATTCAAACAATTCTTTTGTTTGTGAGAAGGAACAATTGAAAGTTACATTTTTAGCGTTTTTTTACATAATTTGTCCTGATCCGTGTTCTGAAGAATTTATATTTGGGACTGGAGAATTTGAGGATAGTTTTTTATTACACTTTTTTTCTAGGTATGCAACCTAGCCTGGTCGAAGCACGCCAGC